ACTGGTGAACAAAAGGAAGTAGTTCTGAGTGTTCATGAATGGACAAAATGGTGTGATGATAATCCTGAATGGACACGAGATTGGTCAGATCCATCTACTGCACCTATGGCAACAGATGTTGGTGAATGGAGAGATAAATTGGTCGCAAAAAATCCTGGATGGAATGAAATACTGAGTCGTGCTCAAAAAATGCCAGGTTCAAAAGTAAGTAAAATCTAATGGCAAGAAGAAAAAGAGCATCTGTAAATGATCAACCCATTGGAGTTGGTCTTTCAACAAAGCAGATGAAAAAAAAGAAACCACTAAGTTCTTCTTACTTAGTAGACATAGACCCACTTAATGAAAATCAAAAAAGACTGTTTGATTCTTATAAGGAAGGAAAGCATTTAGTCGCATATGGTTGTGCAGGGACAGGAAAGACCTTTATAACCCTCTTTAACGCACTTAAAGATGTGTTAGATGAGAATACTCCTTATGAGAGAATATACCTTGTGAGGTCTCTTGTAGCAACCAGAGAGATTGGGTTTCTTCCCGGTTCTCATGAAGATAAGGCAGACATCTACCAAATTCCATATAAGAATATGGTAAAGTATATGTTCCAGATGCCAAGTGACGCTGATTTTGAGATGTTATATGGCAATCTAAAATCTCAGGAATCAATTAAATTCTGGAGCACATCATTTCTTCGTGGAACAACTCTTGATAATGCTGTAATTATTGTAGACGAGTTTCAAAATTTGTCCGGGCACGAATTAGATTCTATTATTACTCGTGTTGGTGAAAATACAAGAATTTGTTTCTGTGGTGATGCTACCCAGTCTGACCTTACTAAAATGAGTGAAAGGAATGGTATTGTTGACTTTATGAACATCTTGCGTAAAATGCCATCATTTGATATGATTGAGTTTGGTATTGAGGACATTGTTCGCTCATCTTTGGTTAAAGAATATCTTATTGCCAAAATAGAATTAGGACTTTAATTATGGAAAAATGTGGTCTAATATCACAAAACATAATAATGTGCTATAATATGTACAAAGTGAGGTCTTAATGTTTAATCATGTATATTTGAATCTTCCTCAACTTGAGAGGGAGACTATTGATGGAGTTAGATACTACTTTGTTCCTGATGAAGAACAACTCTTAAAACTAGTTTCTATCACTTCGGTGACCAGTCATTATAATAAAGAGATTTTTGTAAAATGGCGTAAGAAAGTTGGAGAGGAGGAAGCAAATCGAGTCACAAAGGCGGCAACACGTCGTGGAACTGATATGCACACTCTCACTGAGTGTCACCTAAAGAATATAGAGTTGCCGAAAGTTCCTCCTATTTCTGAGTTCTTATTTAAGATTTCTAAGGGAACTTTAAAGAATATTGATAATATTCATGCTCTGGAAACTTCCCTATATAGTAAGCAGTTAGGTATTGCTGGAACCGTCGATTGTATTGCAGAATACGAGGGTGAATTAGCAATCATTGACTTTAAGACTTCAAAGAAACCTAAACCAAGAGATTGGATCGAAAACTATTTTGTCCAATGTGCAGCATATGGTTGTATGTTGTATGAAATGACTGGTATTCCCGTCAAAAAATTTGTAATCATTATGGCTTGTGAAAATGGAGAATGCGTCGTCTACGAAGAAAGAGACAAATCAAAGTACATCAAACTTCTTACCGAATACATTAGAAAGTTTGTTACAGATAAATTGGACCTCTATGGATCAGAATAAAGAGTTAGAGAAGGCAATAGCAAGTAAATTTCTAACACCATCTAAGTTTGCATTGGAAATTGAAAAGATTGTTGCCGAAGAAAAAATAAACTATATCGATGCCATTTGTCACTATTGTGAATTAAATGAACTTGATGTAGAATCAGTCACAAAACTTGTATCAAAACCACTGAAAGAAAAACTGAAGTGGGATGCTACGAGACTTAATTTTATGAAAGCGACATCCCGTGCTCGTTTGCCTCTTTAATCATAAAAGAATATTACCAGAAAAATAAAGATAAGTGGGAGAAGAAAAAACTTGAAAGTGTAGACAAAGAGTGATATAATACATACAGTTGAAGTGTGAAAGTTGAAGGTGACCCCGTATCAAGTTTTTTGCGAATATCTTGCATTAAAATCGCATTTCACAAACGCTAAATATGATTATTTCAAATACAATAAAAAGGTAAGGGCTTCTCTTCAATCTTATTATAAAAGGAAAGACCGTTATTTCTTTGAGAAAACAAGTCGTAAATATAAGGACGAAGAGATTGTTAATTTTTTGGTCGCAAACTTTGTAGAATCTACTAGTGTAAATCAGGTATGGATTGGAGAAATTATCAGTTCTGGAGAAAGAACCTACCAAGATTGGACAAAGAGGCAACAGAGTTTGACTTACTTGTTCAAAGAACAAAGCAACGAATTACTCTCGAACAACGAATTAGAGAATCTATTCAGTTGTTCGAAAGGTCATCCAACAATCTTAAAACGATTTCTTGGTGGAGACATAAGTCTTGAAACTTTTGTAATCTATGATAGAATATTCTCATTCAGAAAGAAGTTTGATAAAGAACTGAAAGATCCTGTATGGGAAACCGTCAGTCTTAAAATACAGAAGTATTCTCCCTTTCTTCAAATAGATATCTTTAAATTTAAAAAAATTCTTAGAGATATTGTTGAATAATTGCGGGCAGCAAAGTTGGGTAGGGGTATTTGACTTGTGTAAGACCCGTATAAATAGTATTACCCCTACTAAAAGAAAACATTGACGTGTTCAAATTCAAGATGAGTGACTTTTTTGATTCTGAGATCATTCAGGAAGAACTGAGTGAAATTAATGAAATGCAAGAAAAAATCTACGAGAGTTTTATTTCTTTCGGAAATATGTCCCGTGAACAAAAACTTGAGCACGTTGAAATACTTACAAACTTGCTTGAGAAACAGCAAGTAATGTATACTAGACTATCTCTTTCTGATGACCCAAAGGCTATCGAAATGAGAGATAATCTACGCAAGTCAGTTTCAATGATGGGGTTTCCTCCAGAAACTGATATGTTGACTTTATTCAGTAGTATGAATGCAACAATAAAATCTCTCAAAGATTATATTGAAGATTGACAATTAAGTCTCTATTTGTTATACTATCTAAGTAAATCTAAAACATCGAAACTAATCTAAGGTAATCTAAAATGAGCTTCGCAGATCTTAAAAAGCAATCCAAACTTGGTTCTTTGACACAAAAACTAGTCAAAGAAGTCGAAAAAATGAATAATGCAGGTAGTTCAGGAGATGATCGTCTCTGGAAACTAGAATGTGATAAAGGCGGTAATGGTTATGCCGTTATTCGTTTCCTTCCTGCTCCTGAAGGTGAAGATCTTCCATTTGTTAAACTTTATTCCCATGCCTTCCAAGGTCCTGGTGGATGGTATATTGAGAACTCTCTGACGACTCTGGGTCAGAAAGATCCAATGTCAGAATACAACACGATGCTGTGGAATAACGGCACTGATAGTGGTAAAGATCAAGCACGTAAGCAGAAACGTAAACTGACTTATGTTGCAAACATCTATGTCGTCAAGGATCCTGCTAATCCTGAGAATGAAGGTCAAGTATTCTTGTATAAGTTCGGTAAGAAAATCTTTGATAAGATTACTGCCGCAATGCAACCTGAGTTTGAGGACGAGGAAGCAATTGATCCATTTGACTTCTGGCAGGGTGCTAACTTCAAACTGAAGGCAAAGAATGTTGCTGGTTATCGTAACTATGATTCTTCAGAGTTTGCCCGTCAGGATGCACTTCTGGAAGATGACGAAGCAATGGAAGCAATCTGGAAAAAAGAGTACTCTCTTGAAGAGTTTGTTGCTCCTGACCAGTTCAAGTCCTATGATGAACTGAAGAAGCGTCTTGATTATGTTCTCGGTATCAAAGGAACAACTAAGTTCCAAGACCAAGAATCAGTTCAGGAAGAAGAAGAGTTTCGTCAACAGAATCGTGGAGAATCAAATCCTGTCCCTCAGTCAATGAAAGAAGAATTGAATGACCTTTCTTCTACTAATACTGATGAAGATGATGATACTCTTTCATACTTTGCCGCACTCGCAGCAGATTAATTAGTCTGCGAGTACAACTCTAGTATTATCAACACGAATGAGAGACTCAGTTACAAATTGTGAAGACCTATCATAAATCATAATTTGTTTCATATCATTTAAAAACTTCTGTAAATATCCTCTTTTTAGTAAATAAATTGAGGATTTTTTATTATTTTTTATAGTCTCATATTCTAAATTGCTAATCCCTCTTCTCACATCACTACCAAATAGAGAAATTGCATTGCCATTATCGGTATAATTTAAAGTAAAATTTTCATCTACAATTTTACCTTCAGGAAGAATTAATCTACCACTTGAATTTTTGACTTCTATAGTTTCATAATAATTTACATTAGATAAGTTTTCTATACCATACTTATTTTCAATATATCTGTATAATACATAATTTGATAAAGGCCATTCATCTCTTACATTAATAATACCGGCAGTCATTAATACTACCCAATCAAGTTCTGCACTCCCATAAAATTCTTCGGCAACTGTATCGGGTCTTGCACCTTCTACAATTTCATACTTATCAAAAATTGTAAAGACATTTTGTAAATCATCACGTAACTTATTTTTTCTGAATAAGTTTTTAACTCTCAAATATTCTTTAGATGAAATTGAATCAGAAAGAAATGACTGATAATCTACATCTGGTAGTTCTCTGAAATATGCCATTTTAGTATCCTGTTCCTCCTTCTTCGTTTTGATCTACATCATAAACTGGTTCAATTTCTTTAAAAGATAAGTCCATAATCATCGCAACAGGTGTTCCATTATCATAAGTACTATAAACTCCGGCACCGGTATAATTTACACTAATACTTTCTAAGAAGCACTGTTTAAATCTATGTAAGTATAAATGATCTTCACTGCCTTGTTTATATGTTAATTCAAATACACTTGGAGTTCTAAGAAATGTTGTGTTCTCTGTAGTAGAACCTTCACCCGATGATACTTTAGGTGCCATATATTCTTTAAATGCTCTTATTATTTTCTTAATTTGCTTACCTTCGAGATCGGATCTTGGCACCATTTTAAATTGAAATCTAAAAGTTCTAAGAGTTGGACCATTAAATAATAATTCTAAATTTGGATTTAAAATTTCTCCCGTAGTTCTTGCCAATAGTTGAGAAGGTGTTATATTACCACCTATAATACCAATTGCCCTAGAAGCAAGTTGCCTTGTTAAATACCCCTGAATTCCACCTATTCCACCAGTAGTATCTGCGACATTACTTCCTGTTTCTTTAACGTTTTCACCTAAATTTCTTAATAACTTTCCACTTTCTTTAGCACTTTCCATAATATCAATTATACCAGCACCAGCAGCACCGATAATACTATTCAAACTGGAGTCACCATATTTTACGGCATTATTATCTGAGATATTAGATGGCATTGGAAGTAAAATTACTTCCTTTAAGTTTTTGCCTCGATTTTTTCTAGATTGTGGTGATCCAACTAATGATTTGTTATTAGAGTTTTTTATAGATATATAATCAATAATAGCAATTTTCAAATAGTCAGTTTTATCTGTAAATGTTGTTAGTGGATATCTTAAAGGTTCTTCCATTTATCTTTTTCTAGTTATTTAGAACGAACTTTGGCAAAACCGAGTTCTATCACATCAGATATCTCTTCTGGATAGATTTCGTATAGTCCACCAATTATCTGATTATAATCATATTGTCTTCCTATATTTAATGTTGATGGCGGTTGTTCTCCTCCATCTCCTGGAGATCCTTCCCCTGGTTTTGCAACTGTTGCTGGTGGATTTGCTGGAGTCAATTTGCCAGCATCCAAATCAGCAATATATTTATCACCTTCTGGTCCGGATAAGTTTATAGGAATTTGATCAAGGGGAACAGTATACTCCATCTATCTTTTTTTTAAGTATTTAGAAACTTTCCATAAGGAATTTCTCTCAGGTCGGCAATTTCACCTGCATATATCTCATAAAATTGTGTATCTGCTCTACTTAGTTTATAGTTTCTTATTTTTCCCCAGTGATAATTAAAACCAATAAATGCAAAATCATTGGGTACACTGTATATATCTGTACAAGCAATTAATGGATGTTGGTCATATTGTATATTTGGTGATCTTGCAGTGTAAATATAAGTATAAAATTTTCCAGGAATGGGAACAGGAGTTACAGAATCTTTAACTGCCTCTAATATTTTTGACATTAATTCATCAGGTGTTTCAATACCGATTAAATTTCCAACAATATTTCTTACTCGATTATTGTCATCATCTGTTGGTCTATTTGGATTTTTTAGGACTCCATCATCATAAACATTAGAACCTACTTTTATATTTGGGTCACTACTGTAAGTTACTTCACCAGTTTGAGCAACATAAAGATATGATTTTCCTGTTATTCCACCCCTTTTGATTGTTCTTGCCATTACTTAAAATAATTCATTTTCTGTAAGGACCTTAAACTCATAACCATGATCTAAACACCATTCTTTGGCGGCATCCCACTTTGCCTGATTTTTAGCATACTCAACGACTTCATAGATATAACCTTTTGTCTTTCTTTTTTTGACTTTAGGTTCTTTT